GCTTCTACTACGAGTTGCTTTCCATGGGACTCTTCTCCGATGGTAGACCACTCAATGTCTCTACGTTTTGCAAACGCAGTAATTCGCAAGCTATAGTTTGTCGTCTCGCTTTCACCAAATGAGTTGACTGTGGTGTTAGGCGAGTATAGCTGTATCTTTTTATTGAACTTGCCAAGGTTCATGCGAAACAAGATTGACGATACCTTTCTAGAAGGTGACGACTAGTCAAGGGAACTTCAAACACCCGATCACTTCCTACGTCTTGTCGGTTCTCATAGAAGTGACCTGCAATAAGGAGGGCGGCCTGGTAGACGTACTTGGGAGGATTCGAGTTCTGAACCTGAAAGGTAAAACGGAACTGATTAAGTACGCTCTTAATCCCGTAACTGCCTTTCATATATACCCTTATGGGGTTTTGTTTTACATCAAACTGAAATTGGCTAGAAGCCAAATTTGTGTACACTATTCCATCGTCGTCAAACTGGGCAAGAGTTGGTGCGGACAAACCATTTGTTCCCACAGCCTCAAACTTTTGTCCAATCATAACTACGGGATATGCGTAGTCCCAAAAGGCTTCATAAGTCGTTACACCAAACTTGACACTACAATACTCTTCAATGTAAGATACTGTAGTCAAAAGAAGATTGTCGATGTACGTATCGTCATCAGAGAAATCCACGCGCAAGTGAGACTTGAGGGCAGCCCTATCGGGGAACGACCCTGCGGTGTACGTTCCTGTTGTTGCCCCTTGTGTAACTCTTACGTGTGGATGTTCCATTGTCGAAAATATAAAGCCCCCGACCCCTACCATTTAGGAGTCAGGGGCTTTGAGATTAGGCTACGTAGACCGCCTTCACGCTAGCTGCGTGACCGACGTTGCAATTGGCGTAGTAGTTCATAATCATCCGAGTGTTGCCTTTGTGGGCCTCGGTGATATTGTCAATAATCAAATCCGCACCGCCCCAGTAGCAGCAGTACACATCATTCATATTGACCATGAAGAACGGCTCCAAAGCAGTTTCGTTAGTAACGTCCGTGCCTGCGGCTTGACCCACAAAGACTTCGTTTGTTTCGATGTCCACGAACTCTTCACCAGAACCCGAGGCCAAAAGACCCGCAGTGATTTGGCTATGGCCGAAAGCCTTGTAACCAGCGATTGTTCCGTCCGCCTGGAGCGTCGGGATGCCTCCGTTGGTGACGGCTTGCTGAGAGCGAGCGCGAGCCAACTGAGCGTGGCTACCAAAGAACACACCTGAAGCGTTCAAAGCATCAGCAGAACCCAAAGCAGCAATCAAGTCATTTGCAGAAGCAAAGTCGATGCCTGGGACAGCCGCTGCCGCAGTAGTGCTACGGAGAGTAAAGCTCGTATGAGTTCCACCCATCGCAGTGATGAAGTTGCTCCAAGCCTTCTTATCCATCAAACCACCTGAGTGACGACGGAACTGAGCCGCAACTGCGGCATCGAAAGAGGCATTGCTCAAGTTCAACACTTGGTTAGAAACGTCGATGCGAGAAGCGAAACGAATCGGGTCGATGTCAGTCGCGGTCATTGCTGATCCTGCGGCCTTGGCTTGAACTTCTGTCTGCTCCAATGTAGCATCGCTTGGCAAAGATGGGAGACGCACTGTGCCAGAGACACCTGTGATGCGGTTTCCACCTGCCTGCTCGATTACTGACTCAGGAACAAGACCCTGCAAAGTGCCTTGCTGCTGTGTGCCAGTGACACCGCTTGACTGCACAGTGTTACGATAAGTCAACCCGATTGGCACTTGGATTTGACCGCTTGGGGTCACTCCTGCCTCACGGAACTCCTTAACGGCTTCCTGCTGCATCTCAGCCTCACGGCCTGTCAAACGTCCGTCACGCGTAAACATACCGACCGCATCCCGCAAAGAGTATTCCTTGTGGTGTTGGTCAAGCTCACGCTCTTCAGACTTAGATGCTTCCCCTGCCATAGAACGAGCCATGATGGTCTCAGTCTTTTCAGCGTTAGCAATCTTCCCGTCGAGAGAGTAGATTGATTCATTCAAGTCCGCCTGACGGGACTCTTCGTCTTGCGTGAACTCCCGCTCTTCTGTTTTAGCGGTGTCCACGAGTGCCTCTAAGCTAGAAATTAGAGAGGCACGTTCTTCCTTCAACATCAATGATGTCTTCATTTTGAAAGTGATTTGTGGTGGTGAATAGAAAGGAGTGCCTCAGCTGCCTTACGTTTAGGGGCAGGCGTTGGCGGATTTACTTCTTGAACGGGAGTCTCAACGACTTCCTGGGTTTCTTCCAATGCGGCAATAGCATCGCGCATTTTAACGGAAGTCTGCGGGTATGCAGGACTC